TAAAAAAAATACAATCAAAGGAGTACTTAATTGAAAACAAAAACTAATCAAACTTAAAATGAAAAAACTAGAAACAGGAATAGTAACAGAGATTGTAAACGGACGTGTGGAAGTTTACACCGAAAAAGAAACACTACAGATCGAGCAGTTATCTTGGTGGCAAAAAGTCTTAAAAAAAAACGAACTAAACGAAGTTTGCGAAATGAGTAAATTTCTTGAATGGTATCAAAAAATACAAAATGTAAATGTCATTACTAACGAACAATTTGAACGCATAAATAAAAAGCTATGCTAGTAATATACATTGCTACACCAATCTTCGCTGCCCTAATATTAGCGATTGTAAAAATACATTTAGACACTAACCGAGAAATTAAAGAATTTAAAAAATGGAGAAATTAGTAAAAATACAAAATGAACTGAAAGCACCTAAAAATCAATTTAACGCTTTTGGAAAATACAAGTATAGAAGTTGTGAAGATATATTAGAGGCGTTAAAGCCTTTGCTTTTAAAGCATGAATGCACTTTAACAATTAGCGACACTATTCAAGAAGTATGTGGTTTAGTCTTTGTAAATGCAACTGCAACAATTAAAGATAAGAATTTAAATACAGAAATCGTAAGCGCACAAGCTGGTATTAACCCAGACAAGAAAGGAATGGACTTATCACAATGCTTTGGATCTTCTTCTTCTTATGCTAGAAAGTACGCTTTAAATGGCTTGTTTTTGATAGACGACACAAAAGATCCTGATACTGAAAAACCACAAGAAAAGACGGCTTTAAATATTGATGTTATAAAAAGCAAAATAACAGCTTGTAAAAATAGTGATGAACTAAAAGTTCTTTATAATTCAGATGTTAGAATTAAAACCGACCTTGATTTAATTGCTTTGCTAAAACTTAGAGGAGAAGAACTAAAACAAAACGCATGATTTTATTAGTAGATTTTGATAGCATTCTTTATCATGCAGTTTACAAGGTAGTAAGCATTCGAGAAATGCGAGAAGCGATTATCAAGTTTGGGAAAACCGCATCAAAGCAATGGCTTAACGAGCAAGTTTATAACGAGGGTATAAATCGCTGTGAAAATGAACTTTTAAAAATACAAAATGAAGTTCAAAGTTTAATGATTAATGACATTACAGGCGTTGAATTGTTTATTACTACTTGCTCAAAATCATTCAGAAAAGAACTTACTCCGACCTATAAAAAAAGCCGTAAAAAGAATGATTACGTTTGGTTGTTAAGAAGTCATTACCAGTTAAACGACGTTTCTTTTAGTGATACTTTAGAAGCCGACGATTTAATAGCTATAAGGGCGAAAGATCTAGGAAAAGATAATTGCATAGTGATAAGTATCGACAAAGATTTAAAACAGATAGGCGGTTATTACTGGTCGTATTACAAGGTTAAATCAAAAGACATGGAAGGCAACCCAATCCTAGATGAATACAATAATGAAGTTAAAGAGTATAAGCAAAAATCAATCGACTTTATTACTGATGAAGAAGCTAGTTTAATGTTTTGGGAAAGTGTTTTATCTGGCGATAGTGGCGATGATATAAAAGGCATTGAAGCTATTACAGTAGAACAAAAAAAGCAATACGAAAAAGAATACAATATTAAACTAGATAGTCGTGTAGGTGTTGCAACAGCAAAAAAAATATTAGCGAATAGCAACAACCATTTTATAACGGTTGCAAGACAGTATATTGCGAGAGGTCAAAAAGAGAATTTTAAAATAAATTATAAACTATTAAAATTAGGATAAATGGAACAACTAAAACAAAATATTAAAAATGATTTACAAAATTTACAGTTTGATGAAAAAGTATCTTACATAAACGATTTAAGATTATTTATTCATGAACAATCACCATTTAAAAACGAACCTGTGGATTTAGTTATTTGGGAAAAACAAGAAAACGTTGTTTCTAATGATTACAATCCAAACAAAGTAGCACCACCAGAGATGGAATTGCTAGAAGTTTCAATTATGAATGATGGTTATACTCAACCAATTGTTACTTGGAAAAATGAAGAAAAAGGAAAAACCGAGGTTATAGATGGATTTCATAGAAACAGGGTTGGTAAAGAATCTAAAATCGTAGCAAAAAGAATAAATGGATACTTACCAATCGTAAATATTAGAAAAGAGCAATCAAGTAAGAATGATAGAATTGCCTCAACTATTAGACACAATAGGGCTAGGGGTAAACATCAAGTTGATGCTATGAGTGAAATAGTTATAGAACTAAAAAATAGAAATTGGTCAAACAATAGAATAGCAAAACAACTAGGAATGGACGAGGAAGAAGTATTAAGACTTTGTCAGGTTTCTGGATTAGAGCATTTGTTTAGCGATAGAGATTTTAGCAATGCATGGGTATCTGAAGATAGTGAATATATTTTCGAACCATTAACTGATATTATGGATGAAGAAATAGTTAATCAATTTAGAACAGGGAATACAAACGATCCAAACAGAATATTTCATACATACGATAAATGGGAGTGTCACAAAGCTGGATTTTATCAATCAACAAAAGAAGGTTGGTCACATGACGAATGTAGATTTGAGTTTAAAAGAATACTTTCAGATCAGGACTTATTTTCAGAAATACTAAATAGTTTAATAATTGATTGGAAATTTTCTTGTGAACATTATTTAACAAATAAAGCTATGAATAGAATAGCATGGCTAGGTCAAGCAGCTGTTTGTTATTCTTCTGGAGTTCCTTCTAGGTATTCTGATGCTTGGTTTGATATTCCAGAAAACACAAAGAAAGAAGCTAATAAAACAGCTTTAAAATATCTAAACAAGTGGCTTAATATGAATAGTATTAACGAAGAAACAGAAGAAGAAGCATTAAGTATTGGTAGACAAATAGAACTTTATTAAAATGAGCAAAAAGATATATTTAAAGCAAAACGTTTTATCGGCATCAAAAGAAAGAATATCAATTGTTTTTGATGATTTTGAAAAAATTTATATAAGTTTTAGCGGTGGAAAAGACAGCAGCGTTATGACACATTTAGTTTTAGATGAAGCAAAGAAACGAAATAGAAAAGTTGGGTTATTGATAATTGACTTAGAAGCTCAGTATACAGAAACAATAAAGCATATTGAAGATATGTGTATGCAATACAAGGACAATATAGATTTACATTGGTTCTGTGGTGAGCTTTTACTAAGAAATGGAGTAAGTGATTTTGAGCCAAAATGGGTTTGTTGGGATGAAGAAAAAAAAGATATTTGGGTTAGGGATAAACCAAAATTATCAAGTGATTTATCACAATATGATTTTTACATTCCAAAAATGGAGTTTGAAGAATTTATGGTTTTGTTTGGTAAATGGTACGCTGGTGATAAAAATTGCGGTGGCTTTATAGGTATTCGTTCTGATGAAAGTTTACATCGATATAGAGCAATAACATCTAGTAAAAAAAACTTAACCCACAAAGGATATAAGTGGACTACTAAAATTAGCAAAAACCTATTTAACATATATCCAATATATGATTGGAGAACTGAAGATATTTGGATATTTCATTTAAAGAATCCAGAACTAAGTTATAATAAAATATACGACATGATGACTAGAGCTGGTGTTAAGTTTAGTAATCAGCGTTTGTGTCAACCATTCGGTGACGATCAAAAAAAAGGTTTGTGGCTTTATCATTTATTAGAGCCGTTGACTTGGTATAAATTACTTAATAGAGTATCTGGAGTTAATTCAGGCGCTTTATATGTACACGAAAACGGAAATATGACTGGTAATTTAGACGTAACAAAACCAAATGGTCACACATGGGAATCTTATGTTAATTTCTTACTTAGATCGCTACCTTTGAAGATGCAAGAACATTATAAAGAAAGGTTTGTTAAGTTTATTGCGGGATGGATTCAAAGAGGATATAATACAATACCAGATGAAGCTCCACATGATTTAGAGGTTAAATGTTGGGCTCCTTCGTGGAAAAGAATGGCTAGATGTATTTTAAGAAATGACTATTATTGTAAAGGTCTTGGGCAGACACAACCAAAATCAGAAGCTTATGAAAAATTTAAAAGCATAAAAGCAAAAAGAAAAATAGAATCAGAATTAATTTAATAAATAAACAAGATGGAATTACAAGGAAAAATTAAAATGATTGGAGAAACGCAAACAATCGGTAACAACAACTTTACAAAAAGGGAGTTAGTTGTTACAACAGACGAACAATATCCGCAGCATATTCTTATTGAATTTGTACAAGATAAATGCGATTTACTAAATACTTACAAAGTAGGTCAAGGTGTAAAAGTAGGTGTAAATTTAAGAGGTCGTGAATGGGTAAATCCACAAGGCGAAACTAAATACTTCAATTCAATTCAAGGTTGGAGAGTAGAAACATCGCAATCAACAACAAGCGCACCTGATTTACTAGACGCACCCTTTCCAACTACAAACGATGTAAGCGAAGGTAACGATGATGGCCTGCCCTTTTAGATTATGAAATTCAAAGAAGATGATTTACAGATGGCAGTAGCAAAATACCTTGATTTACAGGGTATTTTGTGGTGTCATGTGGCAAACGAAAGAAACACGTCTTTTGTAAAGGGCGCAAGGCTAAAAAAGAAAGGCGTTAAGAGTGGCGTGCCAGATTGTTTAATCTTTGAGCCGAGAGGTCTTTTTTATAGTGGCTTAGCAATCGAATTAAAGATTAAGCCTAACAAAGTATCGATAAACCAAAAAGAATGGCTTACAAGTCTTAAAAACAATAAATGGTGCGTTGGTGTTGCCTATTCATTTGATGAAGCAAAAGATATAATAGATAAATATTTAAAATTATGACGGACTTACCATATCCCAGAACGAATACACAAGAAATAGTGATGACTTTAATAGAGCAATCACACGTTTCAATATTTGATTTTCCATACCTAAGCGGATATCGCACCAGAGTATCGGAGTTAATAAACGAGCATGGTCTAAAATTGAGCAGAAAAATAAGTACCAGATGTAATAAGTTTGGTAACTCCTATTCTTATGCTATTTACTACCTAGATGAGTCGGAAAAAGACAATGCCATTAACCTTTATAAATCATTAATAAAAATTTAAATGCAGACAAAAAAACAAAGCTTTATTGAAT